CGTGATGGTCTTGGTAACGATGAAAATTATTTCTGGAAAACTGCTAAAGAACGTGGTTAAATAGGTAATAAATAAACTCAGTGGTAGAGTAGGTTTCAATGCCTCTTCAGGACGCAGATAAGAAGAGTAGATTCTTTAAGGACATTAGTATGTCTTTTAAGGTGAATCCTCTTAACTTTGATTTGATATCTTTGCAAAATGAGCAGGCTATCAATAGATCTATTCGTAACTTAGTTCTTACAAATAGGGGGGAGAAATTCTTTCAACCTCTCTTTGGATCTAATGTATATAATTCGTTGTTTGAGAACATAGATAATCTATCTGCGGTTGCATTGAAGGATACCATTGTAAACCTGATTACAAATAATGAACCAAGAGTTGAATTGGATCCTGAGAATGGAGTACTTGTAAAAGTAAATTCTGAACAGAACGCATATGATGTTCAGATAAATTATAATATTATAGGAATGAATTTACCTACAGTAGAACTTGAATTTTCTATTACAGAACCATCAAGGTATTAAATAAATGCCATTAGTTAATTTTTCAAATCTAGACTTTACACAGATAAAGGAATCAATCAGAGAATACGTAAAAGCTAATAGCAACTTTACGGATTATGACTTTGAGGGTTCTAACCTTTCTGCGATCATTGATATACTTGCTTACAACACTTATATCAATTCTTATAATGCCAATATGGTAAGTAACGAGGTTTTCCTCGATAGTGCAACATTAAGAGAGAATGTTGTTGCACTCGCAAGAAATATTGGATTCGTACCGAGATCAAGAAAAGCATCCAGTACAGAAGTAACATTTAGTGTTGATGTTTCGGGGTTATCTAACGCACCAGCAACTCTGACATTAAAGAGAGGCTTAGTTGCGACAACACTCAGAAGATTTGGAAACTTAAACTATACCTTTACAGTACCAGACGATATCACAGTTCCCGTTGTAAATGATGTTGCAACATTTAATAAAATCGAAATATATGAAGGAACACCACTAAAGGCAGATTTTGTTGTAGATAGTTCAAACACACAACAAAAGTTTATTATCAATAACTCTGATGTAGATACTTCTCTTATTCGAGTCGAAGTATATGACACTAAGACTAGTTCCACAAAAAGAAATTTTCATCTGAAGGAAGACCTTTTTAATGTTAATTCTGATTCAAATGTATTCTTTATTCAAGAAACAGCAGATGAGCAATATGAACTCATCTTTGGTGATGGTGTCTTTGGAACAAAACTTGAAAACTCAAATTATATTGTAGCGTACTATTCAACTACTAGTGGCCCAGAGGCAAATAATGTATCTCAGTTTTCTTTTGCAGGAAGATTGATTGATAATAGTGGCACTGTTGTAACTTCTGACATCTCTACATTATCTCCGGTCAATCCAACCAGTGGTGGGCAAGATATTGAAAGTGTCTCTTCAATTAAAAAGTTTGCTCCTAGAGTATATTCTGCACAGAACAGAGCAGTAACTGCTGCTGACTATGAAGCGATTGTTCCAAGAATATATGCAGAAGCAGAATCTGTTGTTGCATATGGAGGAGAAACTTTAGACCCGCCAAGATTTGGTGAAATATTCCTTTCTATCAAGCCAACAAACGGAAATTTTGTTCCCAGTACAATAAAAAATAATATTATCTCAGACTTGAGCAAGTATAGTGTTGCTTCAATCAGAGTAAATATACTTGATTTAAAGTTCTTATTCATTGAATATCAGACTAGTGTGTATTACAACAGCAACTTAGTTGGAGGTCCTGAAACTGTTAAGAGTAGTGTTTCTACCAATATAGAAAAGTATGCTGATTCTTCTGAACTTAATAAGTTTGGATCTAGGTTAAAATATAGTAAGTTACTTGGAATAATCGATAATAGTCATGACTCAATTGTTTCTAACATCACCAACTTAGAAATAAGAAGGGATATGAAACCACTATTCAATCAGTTTACTGAATATGAGGTTTGTTATGGAAATGCTCTATTTGTAAGAGATAGAAATGGATATAATGTTAGATCCTCTGGATTTAGAGTTAGTGGAATAGCAGAAACTTTATATCTATCCGATAAACCTAATGCAGATCTCAAAACAGGATCAATATTTTTGTTTAGATTAAATAGTGATTTGGAACCAGTCAGAGTTGCTGGAAATGTGGGAACTATTGATTATGTTAAAGGAGAAATACTTTTAACATCTATTAATATAATCTCAACAGTGGTGACAGATCCGGATCAGGTAATACAAATATCTGTTCCACCTGCTTCAAATGATGTCATCGGAAAACAGGACCTTTATATTCAACTAGATAATAGTAATAGTACAATTACTACAATAGTTGATCCAATATCTTCCGGTTCAGATGTTTCCGGATCGAGTTACAAATCATCTCAAAGTTACTTCAGTAATACCTCATCACCATTAATCAGAAGCTAGTAATATGTTTAACAGAGTAGATTCTTCGCTGGTAGTTAAAAATCAACTCCCAAGCTTTTTAAGAGATGACTTTCCTCTTCTTGGTGAATTTTTAACGCAATATTATATTTCACAAAACTATCAAGGTGGACCTGCAAATCTGCTTGAAAATATTGATCAGTACTTAAATCTTGATAATCTTTCAAACTTAATCGAATCTACAACACTATCTTCTGATATAAGAGGTGTAAACAAAAAGATAGAAGTATCTTCAACAAATGGATTTCCAGATCATTACGGCCTTCTGCAAATCGATGATGAAATCATTACATATACAGAGAAGACCACTACAAGTTTTTTAAACTGTTCTAGAGGTTTTAGTGGAGTAAAATCTTATAATAATCCAAACTCCCCAGATCAACTTCTTTTTTCTGAGACTCAAGCTACAAATCATTCTTCAGGATCAAAAGTAATCAATTTAAGTGTTTTATTTTTATCCGAGTTTTTTAAAAAATTTAAATATCAATATAATCCAGGATTTTCTGAAAGAAGTATAGATTCTTCTCTGAATAAAAAACTTGTATTATCAAATCTCAAGAATTTTTATGAATCAAAGGGATCAGATGAATCATTTGAAATTCTTTTCAGAGTTCTTTATGGTAAAGATGTAACAATAATAAAACCAAAAGATTTTCTTTTAAAAAGTTCCGATGCTGACTATAGAAAAACTATAGATTTAGTTGTAGAAACAATTGATGGTGATGTTAGTAAATTAATTAATAAAACAATATTTCAAGACAAAACATCGTTTCAAAAAGAAGCTTCTGGTGCTGTCAGTGGTATAGAGTTAATATCAAGAGGTACAAAAGAATATTCGGTATTAAATCTTGATAAAAGTTCAATTGCTGGTGAATTTTCAATTCATCCCAAAACAAAGTTAATAACACCTGTGGTTATTGGGGCAACTTTTTTAGATGTAGACACCACTATAGGATTTCCAAAGAGTGGAGAACTATTAGTTCAGTTTGCTGATGGTGTAGACGTAGTAATTAATTATTCAGATAAAACTGTAAATCAATTTTTACAATGCACTGGGGTCAGTAGAGACATTGACCCAGAACATGAATTACTTTTAAATGAAAATGCTTATGGATATCTTTTACCAAATAATTCTGGTTTGGTAAAGTTTAGAATTAATGGTGTAATATCTGACATTGATATAAAAGATGAAACTAAACTTTATCAGAAGAAAGACAGTATATTTGTTAAAGGTCTGGGATATGATGATAAAACTCCCAGGGCCTCTAATTGGGTATTCAACATTGCAAATGAATATGATGTATCTTCAATAACTCTACTTAATGTAACAGATCAAACTTATGAGGTAGAGACATTTAATGATGTAACTTTAACAAAAGGATCAAAAATTAAATTAACATCTAGCACTGGTGTAGTGTATGATAATGTTACAATCACATCTATTTCCAATAGGAGAAAATTTACTATAAAAGGAGCTGCTTCAGTAAATACTTCTTCCACAATTAAATATAAAGTTCTTTCTAAAATAAATCATGCTAATAGTGTAAATTATCCAGACATAAATCAATTTTCTACTGATGTTCAAAATGTTTATGTTGGTATCAAATCAACTTTTATAACTTCTTCATCACTACCAAATTATACAAATCCACTAGATATAAAAGATCAATCTGTAACTTTTAGCGGATCTTTTAGTGGGGATACTTTATTCATTCAAAATCATGGATTTATTACTGGAGATTCAGTAAGGTATCATGCTCCATCTAATTCCAATTCATTGGGGATTGATGATTTAGAATATTTTGTCAATGTAATTGATAGTAATAATTTACAATTATCGTTTAGTGCCGCTAATATCAGATTAGGAAAATTTATTTCCATTGATGGAACTAAAAATGTAACTGATAATAAATTGCAATTGACGAGACTTTTCAAAAAGTCACTATCTTCAGATAAAATAGTAAGAAGATTTTCAGATGTAAAAAATACTAAGAAAAAAACGATTACAGAGCCAGGAGAAATTGGAACATTAGTTAATGGTGTTCCAGTAATTAATTACAAATCTTTAGATTCAATTAACTACGGAGATATAGTCAATTCTTTAGTCATAGCAGATGGAGACGACTATGATGTTATTAATCCTCCAAATGTTATAATTACTGATTCCGTAGGATATGGAGCTACAGTATCAGTATCTGTTGTTGGAGATCTTAAGAGAATTGATATTATCGATCCAGGATTCCATTATGACGAAGTTCCTGTTATAGAATTTACTGGAGGTAATGGATCAGGAGCTGTAGCAGATGTAAGTCTTACACCATACACATATTCAGCGTCTTTCAAAGCAGACTCTGGTGCTGGTGTTGGAGTAACAATTCCCAATGTTGACTTATCAAACAATCAGGTTGCTTTTAGTACTTATCATAAGTTTAATGATGGCGAAGAAGTTTTCTACAGAACATTTAATCAAAGTTCTGTTGGTGGTATTTCTACTGATTCCAGATATTTCTTGAGAGTCATTGATGCGAATAGAGTTTCTATTCATAATAACCTTAGTGATGTAGTATCTGGAACTAATAGTCTATCATTAAATTCTTTCGGAATTGGAAACCATGCTTTTGAAAGTGTTCTGAAGAAAAAAAGAATTGGAACTATTACCGTAAAGAATTCTGGTTCTGGATATGAAAACAGAGAAGTTAGATGTGGAGTATCTGGAATTAATACATCACTGAATTACATAAACATCAAAAATCATGGATTTAGTAGTGGTGAAACTATTACATATAAAACAGTATCAGGAAGCACAGCAATTTCTGGACTAACGGAAAATAGTGATTATATTCTAACAAAAGTAGACAATGATAATTTTTCATTGTCTTCTGTTGGCGTAGGTACGACTGCTGCGGACTTCTTCTTTGCTTCTAAGCAAAATGTAAATATTGTTAGTGTGGGTGTTGGAACTCACATCTTTAAATATCCAGATATAAAAGCTACACTTTTAGGAAAAGTTGGTGTTACCACTTTTGCTCCTCAAGATTTAAGAGCATCTATTAAACCAATTTTTAGAGGATCGTTAAAATCTTCATTTTTAAATGAAAGTGGGGTAGGTTATGGGTCATCCACTATAATTAATTTTATCAAAAAACCAAACATTGATATTAGAAGTGGAACGGGTGCGGAACTTCTTCCAATTGTATCAAGTCAAGGCAAGTTAATTGATGTTCTGATACAAAATGTTGGAAGAGAATATAACTCATCTCCAACTTTGGTGGTGAAGGGAAGTGGATCCGGAGCAAGAATTACTCCAGTTGTCTCTAATGGAAGAATAACTGAAGTAAAAATAAACACATCTGGAACTGGTTATACCCAGAAAGACACAACAATTCAAGTTGTCCCTGCTGGAAGAGGGGGAAAGGTTGATGTTGAAATAAGAAAATGGACCATTGATAGAATTGAAAAATTAGTAAGAAATAATAATATCTCTGAAGATGATGGTATAGTTGAATCTTCTGATTATGACAATGACAATTTAAAATATACTCATGGATATGTTCCAAGAGAACTAAGGAAGAAAGTTCTTGGAAGAAAATTCATAAAAGGAAAAATATCATTTAGAGAAGATCTCCCCGTAGACTCTGTTGGAACTGAAGTTGATACAGATCACCATTCTCCAATTATTGGATGGGCTTTTGATGGAAATCCAATTTATGGTCCATATGGATACTCTTCACCATCTGGTGGCGAGGTGCGGTTGATGAAGAGTGGTTACGAAAAAGTATCCAAAGATAACAGGCCATCAATATCCAATTTTCCCTCTGGATTTTTTATAGAAGATTACGAATTTAAAAATTCTGGAGATTTAGATGAGCATAATGGTAGATTTTCAATAACTCCAGAATACCCCGATGGAATATATCATTATCATGCCACTATATCAGAAACTAATGATTCTTCTGGTCCGTTTGAAAATTTTAGAAAACCACTGTTTCCATATCTAATAGGTAATACCTTTAAGTCAGAAGTTGATACTTTTAACTTTAGCACAGATGCCAATCAAGATGATTTCAATTTCAATGAATCGGGATTGTTGAGAAATAGAAATCCTTACAATTTTAATTCTCAAACTTCATCTTATAATTTCTTAGATGATCCAAAAAATAGAAAAATACCTTCCGCAAAGATCTCTTCAGTTCACAAAGGATCAATAGACACTATTGAAATAGTTGAAAAGGGAGATAATTATAAAAATGGAGATGTGATGTTGTTCGATCCACCAGAGACTGGCGGATTTGCTCCTAAAGTATCCATCTCGGAAATTTCAGGAAAGAAAATAAACAGCATAAGTGTTGCTTCTACTGAAGTTGATAATTTGGAATTCACTACCCTTGATGACAATACTTTTGTAGCCGTATCAACAACACCACATAACATATCTGGAAGTGAAATTGTAACAATTTCTGGACTCTCCACGACTTTAACTAAATTCGATAGAACTGTAAGAGTTGGGGTTCAGTCATCCATACTTAAAGTTGTGGGTTCAATTGGAAATACAAGTGTCACTGGTGTTGTAACTACGTTCTCCGTTACTGGAAATTTAAATTTCCCACGCTTGCAAGAAAATGATATTCTTCAAATTTCTGCAGAAAGAGTAAAAGTAATCAATATCAATAAGCAAGAATCCTCCATCAGAGTTCTTAGGGAATATGATGGAACTGTTGGAGCTGCTTATACTGACAATGAAGTTCTTTTCCAAATTCCAAGAAGATTTACATTTACAAGTAATAAAATTGAAGATATTGATTATCCAATTAATAAGGAATATTATTTTGATCCGAAGATAACCGTTGGACTTGGAGAAACATTTGGTGTTGGAATTTCTTCCAATCTTTTCTTAGGAATCACCACTGATAGAGCTCCTGTTTCCATTGGAACTGGATCAACTACAACATTTACTTTCCAGAATACTGACGATTACGCTAAATTTAGTGTTGGATCTAAGTTTGTTTCAATTAGCACATCTGTAACTTCTACTGCTGGAGTTGGAAGCACTGGATTTGATGGAACTCATGAAATTGTTTCTATTGCATCAACTACAATTTCAGTCAAACTGGATAGTTCTAATTTCCAGGGTGTTGGTGTAACTGTTTTCCTTGATAGGGTCGATGTTAAAAAGATTCCTTTCAGAGGAATTTTCATAGAAGACAGTGAAATAAAAACAGGAGACATATTAGTTTATAATTCCAACGGTGGCGATCCAGTTGGAGTATCTACAACTATTGGAGGACCACAAGGAAATCTTAACGATGGATCAGTTCTTTTTGCCACTGTTCTTCAGGAAAATGTTATTGGTCTTTCATCGGTACGTGTTGCAATTACTACGACCGGAATAAAAGACTATGCTGGAATTGGAACGGAGGGTGGATTGCTCTTCTTTACTGGTATTGGAACAGGAGTAAATCATAGTCTCAAGACTGCAAATTCTAAAGTTGTCACTGGATTGATTGTAAAGAATACTGCCACAGTATCAACATCAGGGACTCATGGACTAGCTTTGCTTGATGTTGTTAACATGGACGTTAAACTTGGCATCAGTACAACTGTTGTTGTCAAATATAATGACGCCAATAGGAGAATGATAATCAATCCTAGAGATTTCTCTTCCTCTGATGTGTCAATCACAAACAATACTATTAGGATACCAGATCATAAATTCGTTACGGGACAAAAGGTTATACACTCCTCAGCATCTCCTTCTGGTGGATTGTTGCATGATGAAATCTATTATGTTGTTTATGAAGATAAAAATAGATTTAAATTATCTAAAACAAAATATAATTCAGAATTACTGACACCACTTGTCGTAGACATAACTTCTGCACAGTCTGGAACTATATCTCCAATCAATCCTCCAATTGATGTCACGAGAAATAATCAAATAATTTTCGATTTAAGAGATCCATCACTTGCATATAATGTAAGTTTTGGTTCGACATCAGCATTTGAATTTAAATTATATAAAGATGAAAATTATCAAGATGAATTTTTGAAAAATGATGGAAGATTATTTTTGGTTAATAAAGTAGGAGAACCAGGAATTGGAACAATATCTCAAATCTCAATTTCCGTAAACAATGATTACACTAATTCGTTGTTCTATTCCTTGACACCCATTGACAATTCAAATAGTTCTAGAATTCCAGAATTTAAAAAAGGAATAGTATTAACAGATCCTGAGGTCATTGAAGGAAATAAACTAAGGTTTGTAGATAGTTCACTGACAGGACAAAAAGTAATTACTGGAATTGGAACAACAGTGTTTAAGTATACTGTTACTAAAAAACCAGAGATTCTTGAGCTAACAAAAAATAACTCAACATCTGAATACAAAACTAATTCAAAAACTGCTTTTGGTGGAATATCTAGATTATTATTAAAATCAAGAGGATCTTCTTTAATAAGTTTACCTAAATTCTTGGGAGCATTGACAGATAATGGTTCAGGAGCTTTACTGAGAGCAAAAAGCAGTAGTATTGGAAAAATTAATAAAGTAAAAACGACTGATATTGGTTTTAATTATTCTGCAGATAAAACACTTTCTCCGGAAGGTTCCATTCCAACAAATCTTGAGATTGAAAGATTTGCTATTCTTAAAAGAATTGGAATAACTTCTGCAGGACTTAACTATACACAAGCACCCGAACTTATACTTATTGATGGATCTACAAATAACCCAGATCCAGATGTTGATCTAACGTATGAATTGGGTGATGGAGATGTAACTATCAATAAGAATACAAAGGGTCTTGTTGAAGTTCCACCTAGAATTATTCCGATACACAATTCAAATGCGATTGGATTTAGTTCTTTGACATATGATGATGGCACTAAAGATGTCACATTTATTAGTAAAATTGGTTATAGTAATCTTGAGAATTGGCCTTTTGCTGTTGGTGATAAAGTTTTAGTTGAAGGTGTGAGTATTGGGATTGGATCTACCGGAACTGGATTTAACAGTAAAAACTATCAATACAATCTTTTTGAAATTAAATCCATGGATCCAAATATTGGAGGATCTAATGGTTCTATAGTTGTGAACTATGAATCTGTTCTTAATGGAAATTATCCAGGTAACATAGATTCGCTTAATTCATCAATAAGAATAACTGCTGAAAAAACTTTCCCAATATTTGATATTCAAATAGATTTTAATGCATTCTTAGATAAAGAAAAAATTACTACAAACACAGGAAAATCAGGAATCGTACAAAGATTTGATCGCAAAAATGAACAGTTAATTTTAGAAACAGATGATACGTTTGTTGCTGGGGATGTTATTATTGGAAGTGTGTCTGGATCTCAGGCCACAATTCTTAGGGAGGATTCCCCAGAATCTCAATTCTCTGTAGACTCATCTGCTCTGGTTGATAAAGGATTCCAAAGAAACACTGGATTTTTAAATGATGAATTGCAAAGAGTATCCGATAATGATTATTATCAAAATCTTTCGTATTCTATTAAATCTGAAGTACCATTATCTAAATGGGAAGATACGGTTGATTCCATTGCACATCCAGCTGGATTTAAGAGGTTCTCTGATTTAGTTATTGAATCTAAGTCAGAAACTAATGTTGGATTTGACACTGCACAGTTAGGTGAAGTTGATAGTAAATTAGATTTAATTTCAGATACTAATACAAATTGTCATTTTGACTTCGATTTAGTATCTGAAAACAATCTGATTATAGACGCAGATATTGCATCCGATGAAGTATTTTTCAATGGAAAACTAATTAAAGACTATTCAGAGTCTAGATCTAACAGAGCATTAACTATTGATGATGTTAGTACAGAATTTAATAGTGAACCAAGACCAACTAGATTTGAGTCTGCAAATCAATTTACTCTATCTGATGCGAGAGTTAGAAAGTATATTTCTTATATTAGAGATAAAAGATTTAAAGATGAAAGACAAATCTCAATTGTAACTCTTCTCCATGACGATTCTGTTGGATATCTTAATCAGTATGGAAGAGTTGATAGTGCTGGCATATTAGGATCTTTCGATTTTAGTGCCAGTGGTGCAACAGGAAGTTTAGATTTCTTCCCAATCAAATTTACTAGAAATGATTATTCTATAAATCTTTTATCTTTTGATCTGAAGGGAACTGCAACTGGAGTTGGAACAACTGCCTTTGGCGACTCTGTTGTTGCCATAACATCATCCATAACTCTCCCAGTTGGAACTGCATCCACAGTTGGTATTGTTACTATTCCAACAAGTCATCATAATAGTAGAGTTCTTTTAGAATTTAGTGCCACAGATGATAGTTTCTTTGAATTCCAAGAGCTAAGCGTTGTTTATAATGGAAGTGACTTAGACATTTTAGAATATGGAAATCTGACAGCAGAAACATTATTCCCTAAAGCAGGTGCAGGATTGGGAACATATGGCGCAGAGATAAATGGATCAAATATTGAGGTTAAGTTTACTCCAACAACTGGATTAACAACTGACTTTGTTTGTAATTCAATGAGAATATCATTTGATCATACAAAAACTGGTGTGGGAACCGCAGATTTCCAAACAGCAAAAGTTAATAGTAATGTCACTTCAATTGGTGCAACTACCAATCCAGGATTGTCAACTGTTGCTTCATATGATTTTGATGAGTTTGGAGCAGCATATTATATTGTTAGTGTTAAAGATACAACCAATAATAGATATCAACTATCTGAAGTTGCTATTGCTTCAACTACAGGATCAGTTGATATCAGTGAATATGGGGTTATTTTCTCTGATGTTGGATTAGGAACGGTTGGTGCTGCAAATACAAATTCCAATGTTGAGTTGTATTTTTATCCAGAGCCCTCAATTGCTTGTAATGTGC